AAAAATAAACTTGCTACAAAGGAAACGATAGCGCCTATGGTCGCCCCTATTGCGGTGGTGGCTTTCCAGTTTCCTTTAACCTCTGACTTCCAGTTAAACAATTCATGAATCCTTTCCTCATGGTGATCGACCCTTGATTTATGCATGTGTTGATGTTCAATGATAGTGTCCAATTTAGAATCAAGAGCTTTGTATCTCTCATCCAACCTAGCTAATAAAATTTCATGTTCAGGAGTCATATAAAATAGGTGTTTAGTCAACGCATACAGTTTGATTGATTGGTAGGTTAACAGTATAGCTGACCCCGAACAGGCCAGCGGAAAGGAACGCATACTCAGGGCGGATAACATCGGTAACGCTCTCTACCTCCGGGTCGATTATATCCTCGTCCAACAGATTCCTAATAAAACGAATTGCCAGTACCCGCATAGGGTCAAGGTAGGCGCTCTCCACGGCAATGCTCCTCCAATTGTTCGTATCCTCCGATACCCTGCGCAATACCCACCCCTGTAAGGGCACCACAGCCTTACGCCTGCCGTTTAATGTAGTGCCGTTGGATGTCCACGGTACTACCACATTAACCGGGTATTGACTATATGAAAAGCTATCCATAAAGCTGTTAAACTCCTGCAATGATGCAAAAGCCAACGTTGGAATTGCCGCGTTATTGTTAGCCCCCTGTATGGCTGCCAGTAGTGTCATTGGTTACCCCTCTGTTTAGTTCGCTCCATATAAAATTGTATCGCTCTCTATATTCTGCCCTCTCTTTCGATTCTACCGCGAACGCTATCACGGTATCAAAACTTTTATTCTCAAACACCCAATCCGGGTCAAGCCCGAACCGTTCCGCAAAATCGCCTATGAGGCCAATATCTGCATGTGGTGTGAGCCTTTGCCACTTAGCCATGCTGGCAACATTCTCTTTAGCCTCCCGCTTAGGTTGTGCAGGATTCTCTTTAAGAAGTTCCTTTGCCCTTTGCCAGAGGTCATAGCATGACTTAGCAAAAAAAAACCAATAGGCTTTATCAGGTATGCAGGCATTTCCCCGATAACCTTTTCCAACTCTTTAGCCCGTTCGAAATCAAACTTACTGTTATCAACCATCGGCTGTAAATAGATGGCCGTGGCCATGCTCAGGTTCTCTTCCAAATATTTAGACTTATCTAAAATTTGGCGGAGGTGTATATTCTGCCCGATGCTTAACGCGCCCATGTTGTTGGGGATAGCGATAGCCTTACCGTTGATTTCCAACGCTTTAGGCACATCGTCTTTAAACTCGAAATGCTGATCGACCGTCCACCGGATGGCGTTCCAGATCGTTACCTCGTTCTCGGTGGTGGCGTGGTAGCTTTTAAACTCTCCATCAATAAGGATATTGAATACTTTAAAGTGATCACGTTCAACAATTGGCTTGGACAATTGTTCGAGCATGTCTCTATGCTGGTAGTGTCTTGTTTTCAGTTCCTCATAACACCCCGCGCATTCCGTTTTCTTTCCGTTGAGCGTTAGTGTTACCATACATGCCAGCCGGTTAGAAATAACTTCCAAATAACTTTAGCCAGTAGCCCTACTAACACCACGCATCCAAGCATAAGCGATAAGGCAAACAGTAGCTGAACGGTAAAAATCAGGTAGTCTTTAACTTTTTTCATGGTTAGTTATTGGTTAAATGTTAAATATTGTCATGGTGCCAGGTGCATCGAAATCAGTTTCAGGATCCCACTGCGTGTAATTAGCCTCGTAATTGGCGGCCAGAAACCCCCACAGGGTATTCTCATAATGGCAATCGTTGCCCACTTTCTTGGCGTATGTATTGTAGGCCGTGCTTATCCGCGTGGCTGGGCTTATCAGTGTAAACTCATCTTTTATGTTCAGCCCTATGCCTATGTTGGTATGTTTGTCGAATGAATCACGTAGCCAATAGGAATAAACCGCAGGCACCAGCAAATCATTCAGCCCTTTGTACTTATACACTACCCCCCCATAGGTGTATTCCGCCCCGTCCTCCAGGTCTAACCACTTGTCCAATGGGTAGTCGCCTGAGTAGCTGTCAAGCCCCGCCTGAAAGTCTTCCCACAGTTCCCACCCCAACAGCCGCTCCATGATTTCGCTCTCTTTGGTTTGGAGATAAGCGGCCAGGTCGGTGCTTTCGTTCTGGTTAGGGATACGATAAGGCCGGTCATTGAAATCGGTTAGTGATATAAATCGTGCTGCCATAGTTTTAAAAATAGGGGAGGCTTACGGGCGCTCCCCAATTTAACAAACACTAAAAAATATTAAGTCGCTCCGCTAGTCAGGGAAGCAAGTGCCGCATCAATGTCGGTAACCTTCGCAAAGGCGTACTGATCCACGGTACGGTGCAACAGACCCATCCGCTTTTCAGCCAGGATCGTCATTGCATTCTTGATAAACTGATCGTTTACCCATCCCATCTCTACGGTAATCCCTTCCAGATCGTACACGGTGGCATAGTTGAAGTCACCTACGAGCATCGTGTTTTCGGTAACCTGTGAACTCTCCACTACACGGATGCCATCAATTACCGATGTGTTGCCCCAGGTAGGGGTAACGTACTGGCCATCGGTGAGCTTGGTCACCTTCAGCTTAAACGAATCGGCAGGGTTGATAACGGCCACCTGTGGCATGTACTTGCTTTGACGGTTGTTAGTGATGTCAACCTTAACGGCTGCAATCAGGTCAAACAAGTTCGCCCGCGTGATGGCATCGCCAACGTAATCGAAGGCATAGGCCGAGGTATAGATACCGCGTAGGTCTGGGGTAGTTCCGCTACCGTCCCACAGTTGGGCATCTTCCAACAGGGCAAGGTTCACATTCAACAGCCTGTTAAGTTCAGACTGAATAAAGTAAACGTCTTTCCATGCTTCCTTCGATACAGGGATACTGTCTGCAATCTTCTCCAGCGTCAACGTGCGTTCAATCCACGTGATTGCAGATTCCGGCTTAGTGGCCGCTTCTGCGGTGGCTGCTGCGTTCCGTGTGATGCTATTCTGATCGTAGTAACGGATGACCCCGTTAGATGAAGGGCTTACGGGTGCGTGACGGAACAAGCCCGACAATACCGTTCCCATGTAAGGCAATTCACCAACGCCAGGCAATACCATCGCCATTGTGCTGGATTGTACCGAGGAACGTGCCACGGCTGTCTTACGGGTAGGTACTTCGATCTTTACGTTCTGCCCACCGCTGGCCAGTTTGGCGATCTCTTTGGATTTCTCCTCGATGATTTCCTCTACCGTTTTTGTTGAAACGGGCTTCTCGAAAAACTTACGCATTTCAAGGCCTTGATCCTCGACCGCTTTGGTCAGGGTCTCAATATTCTTTTTGCTGATACCGGCTGCTTCAAGTTTGCTTTCCAATTCGGAAGCCTTCATGAGCCCGGCTGTGGCTGCTTCGACCTCGGTCTTTACAGCCTCGGAGATTGCTTTGCCATTCTTTTTGGCGACATCCTCCAATAGTGCTTTTAATTCTTTCTCGTCCATTGTTCTGGGTTGTAAAAGTTTAACAATTTATTTATATCCACCTTCCGCGACTCATCCCCCGATGTCTCGCCTTTACCACTGTCCCCTGACGATTGGTTCATTGTTGGTGTTAGCTCGTTAGAGCCTGCTATTACTGCGCTGTACTCGCCAAGACGGGCGTCCTCCACGGCAAAGAAGTACCCCTGTGCTTCTGCCTTCTGACGGTTGCCGATCTTACCGATATATTTTTCAAATACTTTTGATTCTTTAGGGAAATCGTCCGGGTCATTGACGGCTAGTTGCACGTCATTGTAATACATGCCAACGCTATGCTGGTCGATCTCATCGTTCATGTAATCCTGATAGCGCCTTTCGTTCTTGCTTCGCTGGATTTCAGCATCGGCAAACAGCCCCTCGGTCATGCCTGTACGCCCTACACCCAATGCACGCCATGAGATAGGCGCCTCGTATAGTGCAAGGGTCTTGCCCATGCGCCCATCGAGGGAGTAGTTGTGTTGGTCAATAGGGAATATCTTGTGCGCCCGGTTCTTTATGCTCTCGCTGAATATAGCCTTGTCGCCCTCCTCGCCCCTTCCGATATGCACGTCATCGTGACTGTCTAACCACCAATAGGTATTAACCAATAGCGTACGTTTAAGCGTGCCGGCTTCTTTGTTGTTTTCGTATAGTGGCTTGATAGACTTACTGGCCTGCCCTTCCGGGGCTATGCGTATGGGTGCGAACGTGACGGCCTCAGCCCGTTTGCAGATTGATTTCTTTTGGGCTATGACCAATTCCTTGTTTTCAACCAAATAGCAAAACAGTTCCTTTTGAGTGGGGAACGTTTTGGTTTCCCAGGTATAGCGACCCAATGGATCGACCGTCTGGTATTTGTAAACAAAAGGTTTCATTTTGTTATGAGTTTTTTGTTTTCAATTTCTTCTAAACGGTTGGCTTTGACTTTGGCCACCTGTGCCTTCGTTGGCTTGGGTGGGCGTGTCTGTTGGCTGTCCGAGTATTTGTCTTGCTTGTTCATCTGTAAATCCGTATATGATTGTAAGTATTGATAATGCCGCTTCATAGGTAGTAGTGCCCGCTGATACGCTTGCCTGTACTGCTAACACACCCTGAACCCCGCCAACCGATCCTCTTAGGTTGGCCTGCGCTTGTAGGGTAGCTGAGTTATCTTCCGTCACAGTCTTAGGGGGCATTGGTTTCCCCCCTGTTACACCAAGTTTTGAGAGTTCTTCTCTGTACTCATCCAGTGTAATAGCCTGATCCATCAGCATCCTTGACAAGGCATTTACCCGGGTATTTATGACCTCGCTTTTAGCCTTAATATCCTCCTGGAATATTTGAAGATGATCGTATGAAACAATCATCTTTTTTTCTGAGTCTGGAAAGAACCTATCATTAATACCCATTATCCATTCATTGGCTGCCGGTATTGTGGTGCGTTCGTACATACCTCTTTCAGCCTGCTTCTGGTTTTCATAGGTAGAACCTTTTTGTCGTACAAACATTTCAGACGGCACCCCGTACCCGTCCAATATCTTATTAAAGTCCTCCTCTGTTTCCTGAAATAGCCCTAGCTTGTCGGGGTTGACCGTCATTTGTTGCCACCGTAGATTAGCGCTTGATATAATAATTTGATTCTGACCGTCTAAACCCCCGTACTGCCTGTACTTTTCCTGTATGTCGTCTATCTCGGTTTGATCCATTGGCAAGGATGATCCAACCCCGTCAGTAGATTGATTGGACAATATGCCCAATGCCCCCCTGTGTTTAAGGATTACCCCCCTCGATTCATACGCCATCTTGATATTCCGTATGGCCGCCCTTAGTCCTTTCATCTTGCTTTCCCCTGCCAACAGGTTTTTGTCCGTGGCACTCTTAATCGTCACGTTGTTGTCGTTCATGTGGATAATCTGCCTGCCGTCCAGTGGCTTCTTTTCGCCATCGGTTTCTAAGTAATACTTAACACCTTCCGGTTCGGTGGCATGGGTGAAAAACGCCTGCGTATCGTTGTACTCCTGTGTGATTATGTTCGGGGGTAGGCTGAACAGTGCCTTTGTGCGTGACCAATCGAAGCCAACGGGGAACAGCCCGTATATATACTCATTGCCGTAAATATCATGGAATAGCTTGGTTTGGCGCATAAACTCCTTCTGGTCCTGAAACCAGTTAGGGCGCTTCATTACCTCTGGAAGGTCGTTAGGGTATTCTTTGCCCTTACTGTCCACTACCTTGATCGTGCCGTTGCTGAAACACCGGGCATCCATATTGATGACCGCGTTCAGTTCAGGGATTTGGTTGAAGGATTCGAGGTAGTCTAATTTACTCCACAGGTCAGGGGTAATGAGGGGGTAAAAGGTGGTGGTGCCAAATTTCTTAGGCCTCCAAAGGTTCGAGAAGATTGTAGGGAACCAATCGCTTAACAGGTTCAATTTTGGAGTGGTGTAATAATTTCTGCAAAGATTACCAAAATGGAACGATATTTCAAAATGGCCTACATTCGCAAATTGGATATTGCCGCATAACGGCAGTTATGCACTAACACACCATTGGCAAAATACTCAGGTATATTGGCTACCTGAATGTCAAATACGCTTTCTTCTTTTGGGAATTTTTCCGAGACTTCGATAATGCGACATCTTACAATTCGCGTGGCAATATTTTTGGGATTTTGATGTAGCAGTAAATGTTTTTCCACATTTGAGGCATTGCTTATCCCCGTAGGTAAAGTGCCCGAATCCCATATTTTTAGCGTGTTCTTTGTGCCACTCAATTCCACTTGCGCTGCCATGCCATTGCTTGGCCAATTCCTGAATTTTTTTATTATGGTCTTTGCCTTCATCGGTAAGTAACCAGTTGGGATGTTTTGTACTGTGCTCTTTAGGCGATACCAATTCAATATTGCCGGGTTGGTTATTCCATGGATTACCATCTTTATGATGTAAGTGATAGCCTTTAGGTCTAGCCCCGTTGAAGTGTTCCCATACGACCCAATGCATTCGTTTATTTCCACGGCTGAAATATCGTTCCCCAGGATATAGCCGGTACCTTTTGCCATTAAAGAACTGTTGAGGTAAACCATCATCCCCGGTCGTAATTGTGAAATCTGTTTCCATCCTTTCGATGTTTTGATTTTGTGATCTTCTGTACATCGCAAAGATAATAAATGCGTATCGAATCGTATCAAATATTCTTTAGTTTGTTTAATGCCGTTACTCCATGTATTTACTATTTTCTGAAACCCTATTGAGGTAAGTACAAAATCATTTCTGTTCACTGAATCAATTCTTACCTGCCCTCTGTGTGTAGTTACCATAGTATCGCCAGAGAAACATGCATCGAAACCATGGTTATGGTCATCAATAGGCTCATCTAAGCGTATTCCGCGTATTTCCCGATACTTGTAGTTTGACTGTTCCTTTCTCATTTCAGGACAATCAACAATATGAATTTTATATTTCTTCATCAGGCTTATGCCGTAGTTGATTGAACCGGGGAACTTCTTAACGGCAAACACCTTTAGCCCTGCCCGCCTGCAGTCGCTTATCAGGCCAGGGTCGGCACTGTCAGCCCATACGGACTTATCGGGTACATGGTGGCGGAGGATAGGCAGTAGCACGTTGGCGCTCTCGGTTGGACCATAGTGTAGCTTTTCGATGTACATATTCTGACCGTTGACCCCTACCTTCATAAGGGCTGACGGGCTGGACGAATAACCAAAATCAAGGCCGTAGTAAACATGCTCAATGTCTTGGGGAAACTTATCGAGCCACGTTACATGCTGGAATATAAGCCCTTCCGGGGCTGATCTGAGGCCTAGCCCGTACACGTTCCATTGATACTCATCGGCTGTACCGTTCTGAATGTTCGTTTCTGTGGGCTCGTAAGAAAGGATTTTACGCCTCTCCATCTCGGAAATAAAGGGGTTATCCTTGAAGGTTGTCTTTAACGTAGATACATCAGGTCGTGATGCCACCCGGTCGAATAGCCAATGATCTGAGTATTTGGGGTTGAAATCACACCACCAGAACTTGCGGCACCTCATTTCCGATTGGTCGAATATGTCGCGGGGTATGTCTAACACCTCATTGCACCAGAAGTAATCACAGCTTGCCCCGTGGAATTTGCTGGCATTGTCTGCCCCTAAAAGGTTGATCTTGTTGCCAAACAGCCTGAATGTGTTAACCTCCTGTTTGTCCGCAAATGGGCTTACTATACCAAATTGGGGCAACCGTTTGTTAAAATCATCGTACAGGGTGGTCTTGAATGAGTTGTAGGATTCTTTGATGATGTTGATAGTTGCCGATGTTTCCTTGTGGGAGCATAGCCACACTATCCAATCGATGCCCGAATAGGTCTTGCCCGACCGGCTGGAGCCTTCCAGTAATACCCCCCTCGTTCCTTTGTGGAATTGGTTGTGAAGGAATTTAAGGTTGGGATTTATCGCCCTCATTCAATTCGGGGAATGCGTCCGCTACCGACTTCCGGCCTTCGATGTTCATCTGTACCTCCTGTTTGGCCTTGCCCTCCATGCGGTCGAATATCTCGCGTATGGCTATCAGGTTGCCCTTGTCAGCCCGTTTGATTAGCTTTTTGATAATGGCCTCGGAGTAGGGTATTTTCTCGCCATCAACTTCTATTGTGGTTTCAAGCAATTCGCGGAGTATGGTGCTCATTGACCGAGCACCCTTTGGTTTACCTTTAGGGTTGCCTGATTGGCCTGGTTGGAATTGGTAAGGCTCAACGTTCTCGGGTTTGGGCATGGCTGTAAAATCGCTGTAAAACAATAAAAGCCGCCCTTATTGGCTTACGCTTTCAGGAACGGCTTTCGATACCGGTTTTGGATTGTTTACCATAATGGGACAAATATACTAAATTAAATGATCTTTATTAGCCCAGTTCTTTTTGAACAGGCGGTAAGAATGCCACAGGTAGGCGCCTTTGATAATCTTGATACCCCCGTTAAACTTAGCGGGACGGCTAAAGTCAAGGTCGAACAGCATACCGTTGGGCATCATTACCTTGTCCTGGAATGGGTGTTCCTTCCAATAGGCTTTCTGGAAGATCATGCAAAACCCTGCACACATCATGGC